GTGCAGGCCAATCTTAACCGCGTGAACCAATACACGCCGACCGGCAGCGTCGTTTATAACCAGATCGGGCCGGATCGTTGGGAATCGCGCACGACGCTTTCGCCCAATCAGCAGAACCTCTTGAGCATGACCGAGCAGGCGCAAGGCACCTATGGCCGCGCCGCCAATCGGCAGTTGAGCCAGGTCGAGCAGATGCTCTCCCGCCCGGCGGACTTCTCGACGCTGCCGGGCATCAGCGACGCGGCGACCAATCGGCGGGCGGCGGCGGATGCCTTGTTTGCGCGGGTTCAGCCGGTTGTCGATCGGCAGCGCGACGCGCTGGATACGCGGCTGCGCAATCAGGGGCTGACGCCGGGGTCTGAGGCTTGGCAGAACGCATGGCAGGAATACGCCATGCAGGACAACGACATGCGCCTTGCGATTGACGCGCAGGCAGGCAACGAAATGCGGAATGTGTATGCGGCCGATAGCGCGAACCGACAGCGGGCGCTTGAGGAACTGATTGCCCAGCGGCAGATGCCCGTGAATGAGGCTAGCGCGCTGCTCACTGGGCAGATGCTTACGCCGCCGCAGTTTTCGCAGGCGCCTCAGGTCAACGTTGCGCCGACTGACTTTATGGGCGCGGTTGGGATGAACCAGGCCGCGCAGACCCAAGCCTATCAGGGGCGGGTTGCCAATCAGCAGGCGGGCAACGCGGCGGCGGCTGGCGCTGCCACGGCCGCGATCAGCGCGGCGGCCATCATTGCGTGAGGTCATAGAGCGCCACCAGCGCGTGGCGGTGTGCTTCAGCGGCGGGAAGGATAGCCTCGCCGTTGTCTACATGCTCCGCGAAGCGGGGCTTCTGGACCGGGTGACGATCTACCACAACGACACGGGCGACTTGCTGCCCGAGGTCCGCGAGATTGTGGAGCATGTGAAGGCGTTCGCGCCGAACTTCGTGCACATCCGGGGCGATGTGGAAGCGTGGATCGCAGCGAACGGCCTGCCATCCGATGTGGTGCCTTACACGGCGCACCCGGTGGCCGCGATGGTCGGGCAGCAGGGCGCGAAGATCGTCAGTCGCTACGAGTGTTGCTACGCAAATTTGATGCTGCCGCTTTGGGAGCGGCTCGCGGCGGATGGCGTGACGCTGGTCATTCGCGGCACCAAGGAAGTGGATTTTCCGACGCTGCCGGTTCGCGACGGCGAGACGCGCGACGGCGTGGAGTTCCTCCACCCGCTGGAAGGCTGGAGCCACGCGCAGGTGTTCGACTATCTGCGCGGCGTCGGCGCGCCGATCTGCCGCGTTTACGAGGCGGGCGAGCAGTCGCCCGAGTGCGCCCGGTGCCCGGCTTGGGTGAATGTCGGGCAGGCGGCTTACCTGCGCCGGTATCATCCCGGCTTGCTGGCTGACTACCGGGCGCGGATGGAAACCGTAATGCGCGAGTTGGACGCGCCGTTGGCGGCGCTGGCGCGCGAGTTGAAGGAGTTGAACCGATGATGCCGACCGGACTTCCCGCCCCCGAGCAGATGGCGGCCGAGAATACGTCTCAGGGCGGCATGGACGAGCAGCGCCGCCGGATGCTGGTGCAGATGCTCGGCCGCGTGCCGCAGGGGCAAGCCAATCCATGGGCCGGCGCGGCGCAGAATGTCGCGCAACTTGCTACGATGTTCATGCCAGCGAACGGCGGGCAAAAGACGCTTTAAGAAGGGGCCTGCTAGATGGGTGAGAGCCTTTCGGCGCTGTATCTGCGCGACCCCGAAACTGCCGCGATCTTGCGCCGCCAGGCGATGGCGCAGAACCTCGCGCGCGCGCAGAACCCCGAGATTATGTATCGGTCGGCGGCGTCGCCTTGGGTGGCGGCGTTGCAGTCGGTCGCGGGCAATCTTGGCGCGCACATGGCCGAGCGCGATCTTACCGCTTTGACTGAGCGCCGCGACGGCGAAGCGAACGAGTGGCGCTCGCGCATGATGGCGGGGCTGCTTGGCGGCCAGGCGCCGAATGCCCCGGCGGCCCCTGCCGCGCCGCAGACGGCGCCCGCGCGCATGGGCGGGGCGGCTATCCCGGCGGTTCAGCGGGAAGACTTGCCGCCGGCTCAGGCGCCGGCCGATCTGGCGCCACTGATTGCCGAGGCCAGCCGCGAAACGGGCATCCCTGAAGCCGTGCTTACCGCCAAGATCAGGCAGGAAAGCAACTTCCGGCCGGATGCGGTCGGGCGCGCTGGCGAAGTCGGGCTTGCGCAGATCATGCCGGCCACGGCGCGTCAGCCGGGCTTTGGTATGCAGGGGGTGGACCCGGCGACGCTGCGCGACCCGCGCGAGAATATTCTGTTTGGCGCTCGCTACCTCGCCGCACGCGGCCGCGCGGCTGGTGTGACCGACTGGAACGACCCCGCGCAGGTTGACCGCGCGCTTGCGGCCTATAATGGCGGCGGCGATCCGAACTATGTGCAGAACGTGCGGCGGTGGATGCCGCAGGGCGCCGCTACGCCTGCCGCCATGCCCGCTTCCGCGCCCGCGCAGCCCGGCGCCCCGGCGCAGGCTCCGGGCGCGCCCGCTGGCGTGACGCGCGAGGCGCTTGTTCCGATGATCATGGACGGGATGAACAGCCGCAATCCGCGCATTCGCGAGGAAGCGCAGCGCATGGCGCAGGTGGCGCAACTGCTGCCGCAGCCGTCCAGCCGCAACGTCACCACGGCGGCGCCTGGCAGTGCGCTTATTGACCCGCGCACGGGGCAGGTTGTGGGGCAAATCCCGCAAGCACCCGGCGAGCGCGAACGCCTCATGGAGCAATACGGGCGGCTCGTTGAACTCGGCGAAAACGTCAACCCGGCGCAGCGGGCGCAGCGTGACGCGCTCGCGGCTTATCTGCGCGGCGCGCCGCCGCAGATCGGCAGCATCCCGCCTGGGTTCCAGGTTACGCAGCAGCCGGACGGCACGTTTACCATGCGGCCGATCCCCGGCAGCCCCGCCGAAAGGCAGGAGCGCGATGCAGCTCGCGCGGAGGGTGCCCGTCAAACGGGGACGCAGCGGACGGGCAATATCGTTCTGCAAGATATCGGGCGAGTCGAAAGGCTGCTTGATACGGCGACGCTTCCCGTCGCAGGCACTGGCGCAACAACGCTTTCGCAACTCCCTGGCACTGCGGCATCTGACGCCCGCGCCTTGCTCGAAAGCATCCGGGCAAATGTCGGCTTTGCGCAACTTAACCAGATGCGGGCTGAAAGCCCGACTGGCGGCGCGCTCGGGCAGGTTACGGAACGCGAGACGGCGCTTTTGCAGGCCGTCTTGGGCTCGCTGGAACAGTCGCAATCGCCAAGGCAGTTTCGGCAGAATCTGGTGCGCCTGCACAATGTTTATCTGGACATTGTGCATGGGCCTGGGCAGGGGCCGCCGCGTCGCCCGACCGGCATTGAGGAGCCAGGACAGCCGCCCGCTGGGGCGCGTCCGAACGACGCCGCGCCCTCCGCGCCCGCCGCCGCTCCGGGCATTCAAGCCGAACCGCCCGCCAGCGCGGCGCCGGTTCGCGTGCGCACTCCCGAAGAGGCGCGGCGCCTGCCGAGCGGCACGCCAATTATCCTTCCTGACGGCTCGCGGGGGCGCGTTCCATGAGCGATCCTTGGGCAGACTTCCGCGAGCGCCCGGCGGCGCCGCAAGCCGACCCGTGGGCGGACTTCCGCGAGCGTTCGGCGGCGCCCGCCGCCCCAGCCGAGCCGCCCGCCCGCCTCTCGCGTTGGGAGCGGTTCACCACGGGCCTAGGTGATCTGTTCCGTGGCGCTGAGCAAATGGCGGCCAATGTCGGCGACCGGCCCAACCGGCTAGTCGAGGCCGCGCGCCGCAATCCGAACCTTGCCGCCGTCATGGATCAATCTATCCCGCGCGAGACGGGCGAGCAGGCGAACGCGCGCATCGCCGAGCGCGAGCGCGCCTATCAGGCGGCGCGCGGCCCGGATGCCGGCGCCGATTGGGCGCGTATCGGCGGGCAGGTTGTCGCGGGGCTGCCGATCGGTGTTGCCGCCGCGCCGGCCTCGCTGCCGGGCGCTATCGGCGTCGGCGCGGTGCAGGGTGCCGTGCAGGGTGCGCTACAGCCTGTCACCGATGGCGACTATGCCAGCGGCGCGGCGCAGAATGCCGGCCTTGGGGCGCTTGCTGGCGGCTTGGGCGGCGCGGCGGGCTATGGCGTCGGGCGAGTGCTGCAAGGGCGCCAGGCGGCTTCCGTACGGCCGGAAGTGCGCGAACTGAGCGACGCGGGCGTGAGGCTCACGCCGGGGCAGATCGCGGGCGGGTATGCGCAGAGGGTCGAAGATAGCCTAGGGTCGGTTCCCGTTCTCGGGGCGCAGATCAGGGCGCGGCAGGGTGATAGCGTCAGCAGTTTCAACCGCGCCGTCGCTAACCGGGTTCTGGCGCCCCTCGGGCAGCGGGTGGATGATAACGCGCCGGTCGGGCGGGAACTTGTCGAGAATGTCTATGACCGCATCGGCGCGGCGTATGACGATGTGCTGCCGCGCGTGCGGCCGTTCGGCGCAGACGCGCAGTTCGGCCAGGAACTCGTTCAGGCGACGCAGCAAGCCGTTACGCCGAGCAGCCAAGGCGCCTTCACGGCCATCATGCAGAACGACGTGCTTCCTCGCGTGCAAGGGGCGGCTATCGACGGGCGCACATGGAAGGAAATTGACCAGCGCCTTGGCTTCCATGTCCGCTCCTACCTTCGGTCCAATAATCCGGCGGACCAGGAAACGGCGCGCGCGCTGCTCGAAACTCAGGGAGCGTTTCGGCGCCTTCTTGGGCGGTCCAATCCTGGCATTGCGCCAGAGGTGCGCGCTGCCGATCAGGCGTTTGCGCAGTATATCCGCCTTGAACGCGCGGCGGCCGGACAGGCGGCCACGGACGGCGTCTTCACGCCCGCGCAGTTTTCGGGCGCCGTCCGCATGTCCGACCCGACCGCGCGCCGTGGCGCTTACGCTCGCGGCGACGCGCTCATGCAGGAACTGAGCGACGCGGGGCGCTCTGTCATGGCGCGAACGGTCCCCGACAGCGGCACGCCAGAACGCGCGATGCTCGCGGCGCTGCTTGCCGGCGGCGCTCCGGCGGCAGCGGCAGGCGTTTCGCCTGGCACCATTGCGGCGGGGCTGGCGGCGGCGGGGCTCTATAGCAACCCCGGCCAGCGCATGGTGCAGGCGGCGCTGCTCGGGCGCCGCCCTGAAGCCCTCGCCGCCGCCGGGCGCGGCCTAGTGCCGTTGGGCGCTCCGGGCGCGGCTGCGTATCTTCTGGCGCCCCCAGGCGAACAACGCCCGAACTGACGCGCCTAGCGCGACGGTCAAAAACGCCGCGATCGCTTTCTCGAAACCTGTCATAGCCGCCATCCTACCAGATGCGCGGCCTTTCGTCATTGTGAGGTAGCGCACATGCCGCGTAACGGCTCAGGCGGTTACAACCAGCCCGTTTCCAACTTCGTCGCCGGGACAACCATTGTCTCGGCGGATGTGAATTCGTGGTTTGGCGACCTCGGGACCGAGATGGCGAATTCGATCGCCAAAGACGGCCAGACGACACCGACCGCGAACCTCCCGATGGGCGGCTTCCGGCATACCAACGTCGCCGACGCCACCGCGCGCAACCACTACATGGCGCTTGGGCAGGCGCAGGACGGCGATCCGGATTGGCGCGGCACGGCGGGCGGCACCGCGAACGCCATCACGCTCTCGACCGCGCCCGTCACGACCGCATACGTCACGGGCGAAATCCACACCTTCAAGACGGGCGCGAGCGCGAACACGGGCGCCGTTACCGTCAACGTCAATTCGCTCGGCGCCAAGTCGCTTGTCTCGCCCCAAGGCGCGGCGCTGCTCGCGGGGCAGTTGCCGGCGGGCTCGCTGGTGACGATGCGCTATGACGGCACGAATTTTATGCTGTCCGCGCTGCCGGCTAGCGCGCTGGCGCCGGCCGCGCGAACGGGCGACTACACTTTGACCACGGCTGATTTCGGCGTGACGCAGGTGTTTACGCTCTCGGCGCCGGCGACCCTGACGCTTCCCGCCCTTAGCGGGGTGACGCCTGGCAGTGCGGTCAAGGTGCGCAACGCGCAGTCTTCGACCGCTTGGCTGCTGCTCGACGGCAACAGCAGCGAGACGGTCAACGGCGAGACGGTCTATCACGTCTTTCCGGGTGAGTCCGTCGAACTGATCGCGACGGCCACGGGCTGGCTCGCGCTCGGCGTGTCTGACTTTGAGTGGCGGCGCGTGCTGCGCACGACGGCGAGCACGGTTGCGCAAGTTGACTTCGCGCTTCCGGCGGGGTTCTCGATGTATCGCATCGAAATTTCCGGCATGCGCCCCGCGACCGACAACGTGCAGCCGCTGATGCGGACCAGCACGGACGGCGGGTCTTCCTTCGATGCGGGCGCTGCGGATTACACGAGCCTCGGCATCGTCGTCAGCACGGGTGTTGGCGGCGCGCCTGCTAACGCGAGTTCTGGCATTCTGGCGGGCACAATTGACACGGGCGTAGCGACAGAAAGCAGCTTGGCGGCCATTGATTTCTACCCGGGCAACGGAACCCTTCGGCCGCTGGCAAACGTCGTTATTGCGTTCCCGTCCAACGGCACGGGGGTGATGGAGCAGCAAATCCGCAGTTTCCGCCGCAACTCGGCGACCGTGGTCAACGCCATCCGCTTCCTGATGTCATCCGGCAACATCTCCGAAGGACAGTTTACGCTGTTCGCGAGGCGCTAGGCATGAGCGAGACTCTTTTCCGCGTGGTCAACGGCGTCTTGGTCGAACTGTCCGAGGAAGAGGCTGATGCAATCCGCGCCGAATGGGCGGCCAATGCTGCCGCGCCGCGCGCCATCCCCGGCATTACGCAGCGGCAGCTTGCGCTTTGGCTGCTGCGGAACGGCATCACTGAGGACATGGTAGAGGCCGCGATCGCGCAAATTCCCGACGCCAGGCAGCGCGGCGAGGCGCTGATCGAGTGGCGCAAGTCCAACCTTTACGAACGCGATCATCCGTTCGTGTCGCTGATCGGCGCCATGCTTGGCTTTTCGCCCGAGCAGATGGACGCGGGCTGGCGCGAGGCGGGGACGATCTAGTCATGCTCGCCCTGTTCGTCGCCATCGGCGCCGCCGGCTTCTGGCTGCGCGGCGCGGCGGTGTTCCAGCGGTGGACGGGGCGCGGCGCGACAACGGCGCGGTTGCTTGCATGGGCGCTGCCAATGGGCGCGCTGAGCGCGGTCCATACCGACTGGTATAACGCCGCCGCTATAGCCGTGGGGCTATATCTCGGCACGCTGCTGGGCTGGTGGAGGTCGCTGGACCTTGGCCGCGTCGAGGGCGAATGGCTGCGTGACTTCGTGTTGCATACCGCGCGCGGCCTGTTGTGGACGCTGCCGGCGGCGCTCGTCTGCGCGGCGGCATCTTTTGACATTGCGAACGCCGTCCCGCTGATCGTGGCGGGCCTGCTCTGCGGCGTTCTCTATGAGGTCGGGTGGCGGGCATACCCGCCCCGCGCGACAGAAATAGGTGAGGCAACGTTCGGCGGCGCAATAGGGGCCGCGCTTTACCTCTCACTCTGATCCGGGGCAGATCAATGGGCGATGTAGACCCGCGCGTCTTCGGCGCGCTGGAACGAGATGTCTTGCACCTCACCGAGCGCATCAAGCGACTTGAGGAAGCCGTCGATAGGCTCGAAACCTCAATCGACAAACTGACCGATCTGCTCAACCAGGCGCGCGGCGGCTGGAAGATCGTGGCGGGCCTGTTTGGCGCCGCGCTCGCCATTGGCGGGCTTGCCGTCGCTGTCTGGCGGTCGGTGCGGTAATGCCGAAAGTCGTCTCTGATGAGGCGTTTCTCAAGGCTTGGCAGGCAACCGGCGGCTCTCCCCGCAAGACGGCGCAGATGCTCGACATATCCGAGCGCGCGACCTACTCGCGGCGCGAGCGGCTGGAACGCGCGGGCGTCACGCTCGCGACGGGTTCCCTTCCTGCCAACGACAAGCGCCTTGTCTACACATCGCCCGAGGACGGGCGCACCTACTGCAAGCGGCGGCCGGTCGAGTTGGAAGACGGGGTTATCCTTGTCTTCTCCGACGCGCATTGGTGGCCCGGCCGCGCGCGGACCGTCGCTCATGAGGCGCTCTTGCGTCTCGCGCGCGACCTGAAGCCGGCGGCGATCATCGCGAACGGCGACGTTCTCGACGCGCCGCAGATCAGTCGCCACGACCCGCTAGGCTGGGAAGACAAGCCGCCGCTGTTCGCGGAGCTGGAAAACCTGCAAGCGCAACTCGCGGAACTGCGCGAGGCGGCGCGGGGGGCGGCGACGCTGCGGACCATCGGCAATCACGACGTGCGGTTTGACCGCATGTTGGCGACGCGCGTCCCGGACGTGCGGCACCTGGCCGGCATGATGCTGCGCGATCATCTGCCGGATTGGTTTGAGAGTTGGTCGGTAGAGGTCAACGGCTCGGTCATCGTGAAGCACCGCTGGCACAACGGCATCCACGGCCCTTACAACAACGTGCTGAAGGGCGGCAGGACCATCGTTACGGGTCATCTGCATCGCCTGCTTGCCACGCCGTTCACCGACTACAACGGCCGTCGCTACGGCGTGGACACGGGCACGCTGGCCGATATCGGCGGGCAGCAATTCGATTACGGCGAGGACAGTCCTGCGAATTGGGGCAGCGGCTTCGCTGTCCTGACGTTCTGGCGCGGGCAGATGCTGCCGCCCGAGTTCTGCGAGGTCATCAATGGTCAAGCGTTCTTCCGAGGGAGCCTCATCCATGCCGCTGCCCCCGTCGCCGCTGGCGGACGCTCTGAGGTTCGCGGCGGGGGAGGCGCAAGCGGACGGCGCGACGGTGATGCTGCTGGTCTGGGAGACGCCGCAAGGCGTGCAAGTCCGGACGCATCCCGAGGGGTCGCAGGCGGTCCTGCGCGGCCTGCTCGAAATCGTGCAAGCGGCAATCTATCCGGAGGAAAGCGGCGATGACGACGACGACAGCGCCGACGAATAAGCCGCATGAGATGTGGCCGCAGATGCGCGACCCGGTGGTCGCGATGGCTGAGTCGCTCGCCTTCGTGGACGGATGGATACACGCCTATTGGACCGACGAAGCCACGCGCGAGCGGTATCGCGCGCAGGCAGCGGGGCTGATCGACGCGATGTTCCGGCGGGGCTGGAAGGTTGAGAGCCGATGAGCGATCTAAACATACTCGCAAACCTCTTGCGCCCGGCCGCGGCGCCGATGCGCGAGAACATGTTGACGCGGCTACTGCTCGACGCGCCGACGCCCGGCGCGGATATGCCGCCGACGCCGGGATATACGGAAGCGCGCAATCCGCAGCCGACGCGGCCGGGTTGGCGCGAGATTGTCGCGGATACGCTTGATCCGAACTCGCGCGGCAATCGAATTGTGATGGGGTTCGCGGCGAACCCGGCGACGTTCCGCACCACGGGGGCGCTTGATCTTTATCATGGCACGCGCGCGACGGGGATTGGGGAACTTCGACCTAGCGAGCGCGGGCCGTTTGGGCCTGCCGTTTACATGTCGCCCGCGCGCAATGTCGCCCAGCAATACGCGGGCGAAAGCGGCCAGATGTATTCCGCGCAGGTGCCGCCCGATGCGTTTTACGGCTTGGGGCGTAGTTGGATTAGCAACGGTTCGCAGGTAAACCCATACCAAGTTTGGCGCGACCAGGTCGCCCGCTTGGTTGACGCTGCCCCCGCTAATTTGCGCGAGCAAATTGCAGAACTAGGCGGGCGCATGGACCCAAGCGACGGATATCCGTTCTTTCGGCGACTTTCGGGGATGATGGGCGGGGACGAAGCGGCGCAGGCGCTATTTCGGCGCGCGGGCTTTACGGGCGTAAGCGGCATAGTTGACGGGCCAGAAGTGGCAATATTTGATTCCGTCCCCGTTAGGCCCGCGCCGTGAAGCGCACAATCTTCGCCGCGCTGCTGATAGTAGCGCCCGCTCTCGCGCACACGCCCGGCCTGACGGAAGACGAAAATGCCTGGCTTGATCGCCAGCGCGCCCGCGACGGCACGAAGTGCTGCGACTACCGCGACGTGTTCATCGGCCGCGCGGTTGAATGGCGCATCCAAGGCGGGCGCTATCAGGTCCGCATCACGGGTGAATGGCGCGACGTGCCGCCCGGCCGCGTGATGCAGCCGAACCCGGCCGACCCATCGCCGTTTCCGGGCGAGGCGTTGCTTTTCTACTCGCTCAATCCGCACTGGCCGGATGGCTACCAGCTTTGGTGTTTCTTCCCGGAGAACCTCACATGATCGAATTCATCCGCGAGCGCCTTGCCGAACCCGGCACGGCGCGCAGCATCGCCGTTGTCCTGTTCGCGCTGGCGGGCGGGGGCAATTCCGAGGCGGCTTGGGAGGCGGCGATCTATGTCGTCATCGCCATCCTTGGCGCTTGGTCGGCGCTGCGGCCTGAGAGCAAGTGATGCAACTCACCGCAAGTTGCGCCTGCACGGGCGCCTGCCGCGTGCCGCCCTACAGGTGCGGCGCGCAGCCTGATTACAACCCCAACGCTGTGAAGTTCCGCGATTTGGTCCGACAACACCAACTGTCGCCGCAGCAGCCGTGGCCGCCTTATCCGCGCCCTTTGTATTCGCCGCTTGTGCCGCGCCGCGTTGGCACTGACGCGCGCGGCCTTCCCCGTTACCGCGTCAAGGCTGTAACGCGATGATCCCCGCCGCGCTTGGCTTCGTAGCCTCTCCGCTAGGCCGCTACGCCGCCGTTGCGGCGGTCGCTGGCGGCTTGTTTGCCTGGGCGTGGATGGAGAGGGCGGGGCGGCAGATAGCGGCCCTGGAAGCCGCGCAGGCGCGGCGCGAGGTCGCGGCGTTGCAGCGGCAGATTGAGCAGATGGAGGCCCGACGTGGCGAGGAAGATCGCGCTAATCGCGAGCCTGATCCTGTTGGCAGGCTGCGAGATGAGTGGCAGCGCCCCTAGCGGCGATGTCTGCGCCCCGTGGCGGGCGATCTATGTCCACAAGGATGACGTGCTGACGGCGGAAACGTCGCGCGAGCTGCTCGCGCACAACCGCACGGGCGTGCGGCTGGGCTGTTGGGGCGGCGGGCCGGACAGGGATCGAGACAATGGGCGCTGATATCCTCGCGCGGCTGTTCGGCCGCCCGCATCCGGTTGCCACGCCTGTTGCCACGCCCGAACCGCCGCCGGTCGCGCTCGCCGCCGTCCTGAAAGCCGCCGGGTTCGTGGAGGCGGAATTCTGGGCGCGGCATCTCGCGGAACCGTGCCAGCGGTTCGGCATCCACCCGGGCCGGCGCCTAGCGGCCTTCGCGGCAACGGTCGCGCACGAGAGCGCGAACGGGCAGGTTCTTAATGAAAACCTGAATTACAGCGCCGCCGGGCTTATGAAGACATGGCCGAACCGCTTTGGTGGCGGCCTGGCCGAACGCTACGGCCGCACGACCGGCAAGCCCGCCGATCAGGAAGGCATCGCGAACGTCGCTTACGGCGGGCGCATGGGCAACGGGCCGCCGGCCACCGGCGACGGGTGGGCCTATCGCGGTCGCGGCCTGATCCAGCTGACCGGCCGCGACGCTTACAGGCGGGCAGGGGCCGCGCTTGGCCTGCCGCTTGAGGTCACGCCCGCCATGGCTGCCGAGCCGCAGCACGCGGCGGCCATCGCGGCCTGGACATGGGGCGCTTGGAAGGGCTGCAACCCCCTCGCGGACCGCGAGGATATCGAAGCCTGGCGCCGCGCCATCAACGGCGGCTTGAACGGCTTGGACGACGTTCGGCGGCGGTATCGGGCGGCGCTGGCGGCTTAATAGAGACTCAGGCCGCGCGTGACGGCGTTGTAATCGGTGCGGCCCATCGGCCCCAAACCAAGGCAAGTCACGGTCGGCGTTGCGAACACGGTTCGCCCTTGGTCGCGGACAAGGGCGTGCGGCACGCCTCGGCGCGCGGCAACGTCCATAACGCGCAGAAGGGCTTCCTCGCTTTCGGCACGCAGAACAATTTTTGTAATCGACCACTCTCCCCCGAGCGGCGCCGCTGATACCCACGCCCCCACAAACGCATGCCCGACTTGGGCGGCCAACTTGCCCGGCGGAATAGCCAAATCCCCCCGGACAACCGCGCACATGCGCAATTCATCCATAGATCATTCTCCTATGGCATGCCGCTTGCCATGCGGCGGAATATCATCCGGGCTTGACTCTACATCTAGGGATGGCCGACCGTGGCGCCCGGGTGGCGCGGCGGGCAAGGAGTCTAGTGCTAAGTAATTCAAAGACTTGAACGGCAAGTCTTGTGCCACGCGCTGGTGTCGTAGAAGGTATATTCTGACTTCGGACAATACAGCGACTATATATAGTCCCCACTGCGGAAGAATAACCCACTGTCCGCACACAACAATTCCTAACGCCTCTTTGGTTTGGACGCAAGTTTGTCCTGCGTGAGTTTGCGCTCATACTTGGCGAGCAGCAGCGCGGCGCGGGTGTCGAAGCGGCGCGGGTCGCTAATCACTTCCAGCCGGTTCGCGAAGGCGCGCAGGATTGCGGATATGCGGCGCAGGTCGAGTTGGTCCCCGACCTGCCAGCGTAGCTGCATGGACAGGCTGCCGATGATGTCCTGATCAAGCGGCGAGAGGGGCGAGCCTGTCGCGATGACGCGGCGGGTTTCAGCGTCCATGGGCGCCCTCGCTGATATGCGCGGCGAGCGCGTCGCGGTCGAGCCACTTCGGAGGCATCACAGCACCCACCCGGCCAGCACAAGCGCGGCCATGAACCCGGCGAGGAAGCCCATGCCAGCGCCGGCTTTCCATCCGAGGATGAATACGCCAACACGCACGGCGTCAGTGGTTACGGTGGTCGGGCCTTTAGGCATCATGCCGAACGAGGGGTCAGGCATCGCGTTCCTCGCGCTCGATGATCCCGAGTGCCGTGCCGTAATAGGTCGTCCAAAGTGGAACGACCTTTGAGACTTCCGGCAGCGTGCCCATTCCCCAGGGTGTGTGAACACGATACGGCTCGCCCAGAGCGAACGGCGCATCTGGTTCTTGCCTCGCTTGCTTGGCGAGGAACCTCGCCAGTTCTTCGGCGCGGGCGCGGCGCTTGGCTTCGTCCATCATCCCCCGCCCTCCCGCGCTGTGCGCTCGACGGCGGCGGCGAGGATGCGCCAGTCGGCGCCCCATGTGCTGCCGCTGTCATGTGGAACCTCAAAATACATAGGCAGCGCGCGCAGGAACGCGGCGATGGCTGTGGCGGCCTGACCGATCATCGCCTCGCACGGCCCGTTCATCATGCCGTGGCGCGTCTCGAAACACTCGCCATCGCAGATGCAGAATTGCTTCGCCGCAGCCTCAAGCGCGGCCTTGATCGTGGGTTCAGTCATCCTCACGCCTCCCCCGGCTTGCTGATCGTAATCAAATCGTCGCGCTCGGTTACCTGAAGCACGCGGCAAAATGGGCAGCCCGCAGCTTGCGCGGCTACTGCATCTTTCCCGCGCAGATCGCAGCGCGGCGGCCCTTGGCACACAATGATGCGCGCGGGCTTTTCGTCGTCACTCATCCCCCGCCTCCTCCGCCATGGCGCGCAGCGCGGCGGCGGTGAGTGCGAGCGCGGGGGTGGCGGCAGTTGCCACGCAAGACAGTCGCTTGCGCGGCATCCCCCGACGCTTTTGCGTGCCGCCCCAGATCGTCGTTACGCCGCTGCGGCTTTCGGCGTCAAAACTTGCAACCCACCCCTCAATCCAATCCGGCACCAGCGACGCGGCGATCTCTAGGAACGCGCGCTGATCCACCAGCCGGAAAAACGTCGAGTAGAGATGAAGCGCGGTCACGACTTCATACATGATCGCGGCTTGCTGGTCAGCCTGCGCCTTCTCCACACGCTCGGCCAGCGCGAGCAATTCAGCGCGGGTCATGCCATGTCCTCCATGCGCGCGCGGATGGCGGCGGCGCTGTTTTCATGAGTGGCCTGAACAGTCTTGAGGGCGCCGAATGCGCTTCGATGACCTTCGGCCATGCGCTCGGCTGCGCGTTTAGAGCAATACGCAGCCTGCTCATCGTGCCACTTCGCCGCCTGATCCATCCCCGCGCGCTTGGCCTCGGCGAGCATCCGGGCGAGGGCGTCGGGGGCGGGGAGGGGCGTCACGCGCACATCATTGGCAGCCTGTGTGATTGCATATGAGTTCGCAAGAAACTCTGCCCGGATGCGGTAGATAACATCGCCTTCCTCTGAGCATCGTTTTGCTGCGGCGGCGTGCGCATCGACAATCTTCGCACACGCCTCCCGCATCTCTGCCGCCGCTGCGGCCGAGTGCGCCTGGACCTCGGCGGGGGTGAGGCAGGGGCCGAGGTAGCGCCAGTGTTTCGCGGCCTGTTCAGGCGAGTAACCGTTGTCCCAGCAAAAGCCGATCCCATCATGCCGCCACACGATAGGGAACGGCAGGCTGGGATAGACGCAGCACCAGTGATGCCCGTCCCGCTCCGGGTTCAGCGGCACGCCCGGCCGCGCCGGATCGGGCCAGCCGTTCGGATCATCGGTCATCGTTCTTGCTCCTGGCGAGGGCGGCGTGCGCCCGCTGATAGACGTGCATCTCCCACGCGACATGGCCGCCGTCTGCGATCACGTCGTCGGGATCGATGCCGTCTACTTCACACAGCGCCCGGCCTGCGCCTTCGCGGATTTGCTCAAGCCAAGCGTTGCGCGCCTCCAACTCCGCGACGCGCGCGGCGACCTCGGCGGGGGTGAGGCAGGGGCCGCCATACGGCAACACGCCCCACGCTGCTGGCGGCACACAGTAGCCATATATGTCGTGCCACATCTGGAGATTAGCCAACCATCCGCGTGGCGTATTGCTGACCCAGTGAGTGCCATCCCTTTCCGGATGTAGCGGCACGCCCGGCTTGCTGGCGTCGGGCCAGCCGTTCGGATCATCGGTCATTCGTCAATCTCCTCGATGCGCACGCGCGCGATGCGGTCGCCAAGAAAAGCGCTGGCGTCCTTTGCTGCCTCCTCCTTCGACCAATGCACGGAGGCAGCGCGGATTTCACCATGGGAGACGCGCGCCCACGCCTCCACAGCCGCCGCCCGCCTCGGCGCCTCTGCGTTCAGCCGCGCGGCCTCGACCTCGGCGTCGCGGATCAGGGCGTGGCGGGACACCATGCGCTGCTGGTGGCGATCCCAGACCTCGCCGTGCGTGTCCATGTTCATTGCGGTGTAGCGGTCACTCATCGCGCGCGCCCCCGGCGAGGGCGCGTTCTGCCAGTGAGGCAAGTCGCTCCAACTCTTTCCAAGGGCTTGCGATAATACTTGCGCTACGTTCTTCCGAAATCTGGCGCAAAGCCTCCTCCAACTCCTCGACGCGCGCGGCGAGGCGGTCGCGGTCGGCAGCCAGCGCAGCGTTGGCTGCGGCGCCTTCCTCGGCTTGCTCGCGCTGCGCCAGCACCATTGCGCGGAGTTCGTCGCGATCACCGACGAGCGCGCGCAGGGTGGCGGCGGCGCTTGGCAAGTCCTCGTCGCCATCGCCCGCTCGGTGCGCCACCTCAAGGTTGTGGCAAAGGCGCTCGACTTCCTCCGCGCTGGTGTCGATCTCGGTCACTGTCCGACCTCCCTATGCCTGGCGACCAACGCCTTGCGCGTCTCGGTCGCGATCCTCGCAATCTTCGCCGCGTCCATCCGCACAACGGCGGCGTTGACCGCGTGACCCTGCGCCGCTTCGATCAGCTGCTCCGCGATCATCGCAATGCGGGTCAACTGCGCGAGCGTCTCCGCGTCGTCGCGCAGCGCGTCGCGCGGCGGGCGCGGACGCTGGCGGGCTTCGTCCCAACAGATCACGGTCATGCGTCACCGCCCCGCGCGTTACGGCGCGCGTCGTCCATGTTGTCGGCGTGCTTGCCGGCGCGGATTTCAGACATGATCCCCCCGAGGGAGAGCGCCATACGGAAAACAAGTTCATCGCGATCTTTGTCGGGCATCTTGCGGAACAGCCGGACCTGTTCGTCATCAAACGGCGCGCTTCGCTCGCGATACAGTTGCAGCATTGCAAATGGGTTGATTTCGCTCATCGCCCCGCAACCTCCCTGATCAAATCGAACGCCGCGCGCAGCGTCGCCGCGTCGCCTTCGTTCGTGGTGATGAACCGATGGCCGTTGCCGGCCACGACCCAGAAGCGCCCGAAGACCGGGTGTTCTGCGGTCCCGACCGCGTAAGCCTCCGGGCCGTGGATCGTCGCGGCGCGGTCGGCGAGGTCCGCAAGGCAGCGCGACAGGCCGCGCGATGCCTGCTCGGCGGGGGAGAGGGCGCGGATCATTCGCCGCGTCCTTCAGCCTTGGCGATGGCGGCGCGCAAGACATCTTGCGCGGCATCGAATTGCCCGTAGTCAAGTTGCTGCTCAGCCTTGTGCAGCGCATTCAGCATCTCAGGCGCGGCGGCGATGAGGCGGGCGTTGGCGCGCTGCTCGGCGTTGAAATCGTGAACAGGCGCGTCATCAAGCCATATCTTGCAAAGGGTTCGCCCCGCGGCGCGGATGCGAATAGGCTGATAGGGTTCATCGTGTTCGTGCTCGTCGCTCGTCCACGGCCCCGGCGTGTGCTTCGTCGTCATCGTCATTCCTCCCGCGCCCAGCGCTGGAAGTCCAGCCGCCCGCCGTGCCGCCGTTCGTTGTGGCCCTCGGCCCAACGCTGGCAAGCGACCGTGAGCGCAATCAGCCCGTCTTCCACGGCATCTTTGACGCCGCCGCGTTCGCAAAGCGCCTCGCGGACTTCCTTGCGGTCGGCGTTCACTGCCACTTCGCAGATGACGGACAGAAACCTGTCCGCTTCGCGATGCAGGCGAAGCAGCCAATCCAGATCGGGATGGTCACGCATCCCGTCCGCGTGGAGGGTGTCGAAAAGCTGCTCCAGTTCGTTCGGCATTTCGAGCCTCGGCGGGAGTGGCGGGATGGTCGGGAGAAGGGGCTGAATGGGCATCACGCGACCTTTCGCGGAAACGGCCGGCGCTGCATGTCGAGCGCCAGCGCGGCGTTGAGGGAAAGTTGCGTCGCGGCGACGCGGTGCCAGGCGGCCACGGCATCCGGCGACTGCGACAGGCCGAACGCCATGGCTTCGGCCAGGCGGTTGTCGAGCGCGCTTTGCAGCGCGGCGATGTGGTCAGGGAGCATTGCGCGCCTCCCGCTCTATCGCGAGTTCGAACATGGTCAGTATGTCGCGCGTCTCAGCGCCGAGCGTGCCGGGGCCGTCTTCCGGGCGCGTGCGCTCCCAATGCGCCCATGCTTCCTCGGGCGTAAAGAACCGGCAGCCCGCACTGATGCGCCAGCCACCTTCTTCGGTGTCGAGCAGGTAAAACGTGTAGCCGTCGCCGCGCTGCGCGGTGCGGACGGGCGCGCGCCGCAAAGTGTAGCCTTCTTTCCATTTGGCCAGCGCGAGGTTGGCGCCCGCGAGATTGGCGCCCGCGAGGTTGGCGCCCGCGAGGTCGGCGCGCACGAGGTTGGCGCTCGCGAGGTCGGCGCGCACGAGGTTGGCGTCCACGAGCCGGGCGCGCACGAGTTCGGCGCCCGCGAGGTCGGCGCCCGCGAGGTCGGCGCCCGCGAGGTTGGCGGCCACGAGCCGGGCGTGCACGAGTTTGGCGCCCGCGAGATTGGCGCCCACGAGGTTGGCGCCCGCGAGGTCGGCGCGCACGAGGTTGGCGTCCGCGAGGTTGGCGCCCGCGAGGTTGGCGTCCACGAGCCGGGCGCGCACGAGTTCGGCGCCCGCGAAAACGGCGCCCGCGAGGTCGACGCGCGTCCTTATCGCCGCCTCGACGCAACCCGCCATCGTGTCGAAATTGCCCTCAAACAGGACGGCACCCGTCCAGCGGTGCTTAATCTGGAAATGCGGCATCGCTCAGCCCTCCGCCGCCGCGAGGGTTGCCAGCGCGCAGGAGCGCGAGGGAAAGGCGAACATGCGGAAGCGGTCGCCTTCGACCACCCACCACCAGCCGCCGCGTTCGATGATCTTCGGCATTGCCGGGCTACCTCCTTCGTTGGTGGCCGGATCATACGCACCAAATTGGTGTGCCTGTCAACGACAAAATGGTGCGCGGCGTTCCCCGCGCGTTCTCATCCTCGCTCAGATTTAATGTTCGGAGGCGTTACGCCGCGCGGCTCGGCGGGGCGCCTAGAATAAGGAAATCAGGGCCGAAGCCCGTCAAACTGGCGATCTTGGCCAGAACCCAGAACGGCGGCTCGCGCTCGCCGCGCTCGTATTTCCGATACCGCTCGGCGTCGAGCCCTAGCAGCTTCGCAAACTCGCCCGCCGTCATGCCGGGCTGGCCGACCCGCTGCGCGTAACTCTCTCGCGCCACCGCCAGGCGATGCGCGAAAGCCTCTCGGATTTTGTTGGCTGCTTCTTCCATGCGGCGCAGGGCACTATCGCCTGCGGCATACGTCACGCCCCAAGATGGCGGTTGACCGCACACCATTTTGGTGCGTAGGATAGGCCCATGAGTTTGGCCGATTACCTCCGCAAAAACAACCTCTCGCCTAGCGAGTTCGCAAGCCTCTGCGGCGTCAAGAACGCCGAGACGGTGCGCAAGTGGCTGCGGGGCGACCGCATCCCGCGCGCTGAAATGATGCAGCGGATCATCAAGGCATCCTCGGGTCACGTCTCGCCGTCCTCCTTCTATGGGCGGGCGCGATGACGGCCCGCGTTGAGCATGACGCCCCGCGCCGCGTCGCGTCCGTGACGCAGCGCACGCGCGCCGCTTGCGCGGCGACACTCGCCGCGCTGCTCGACCTCGCAACCGACCTCGCAATCATTCCCGCCGCCGCGTGCGGTCCTTTCATCATGTGGAGCATGACCCCATGACCGTCGTCGAATGGGCCGCGCAAGCCAAGCGCGGCGACGCCTTCTGCTACTTTCGCGGCGACCTCGCGCACGCGCGCCACGAAGCCACTACGACCGAGCGCAACTGCGGCTTCGCGCCGCCCGCCCTGCGCATGCGCTGCGACGAAGCGAACGACGCCTGGACGCTCTACCTGCACGGCCGCGTCACGCTGATCCAGAAGCGCATGGGCGCCTCCGACTTCTCCTACATTGCGGTGCGCCGCTGATGCCGGGGCCGCTCTCCGCCGAAGACTTCGCCCGCCGCGAAGCGATCTGGCTGCGCATGTCCAAACTGCGCGAAACCTGGCACGCCATGGCGGCCGAGGCCGGCGTCAACAAGGCAACCTTCGCCGAGTGGGCGCGGCGCCATATGCCGGGAGCGCGCGACTATCGCAGCCCGGCGGCCCTTACCGTGCCAGCGATCCGCGCGCGCATGCAGACGATGGCCGATAAGGGCTATGCGACCTGGCGCCTCGCGCGCTCGGTTCACATGAGCGTCGATCAAGTGCGCGCCTTTGCCGCAAAGCATGGCATCGAACTTAACGACCGCGACAATCGTCAACTGCGCGGCGAGGAACGCCGCAAGGCGCGCGAGGCCGCTATCGCCCGCGAGACGGAGCGCGAGCGCCTCGACCGCGCCGCGCGCATGGACGTTAAGCCGACAATCGCCATGCGCCGCTGCCTGGGCTGCTCCATGGAGTTTGAAAGCGAGTGGATCGGGCATCGCCTTTGCCACTCGTGCAAGGGCCGCGTCGCGAATACGGGCATCGTCAACGAAGGTTCGACCGGCGGGCGGGTGAGGGCCATTCGATGAGGCTGCCGCTGCATGAGCGCGTTCTGAATGCATACGCGGCGGGGTTTGCCCCCGCGTGGATTGCAGAGCGCTTTCAAATGACCACCACCCACGTTGAAACGATTATCGTCAAAGCGCGCCGCGCAGGGGATCGGCGCGCGGTATATACGGCGCAATCTGTGCGTGTTGGGCGCTGGCGCTCAACGATGCTCAAGAAGCAAGCGCAAGAAATGGTCCAGGCCGGCGCACCACCCCTGGCTCTTAGCGAGCGCGACGAATTCCCCGAACTGCCGGCGCCGAACGATTGGGCAAGCCTCAAGCCGCCGCGCTTAGAAATGGACGAGACGGCTAATGACTGAAGCCCTCATCCAACGCGCCATCATCGACCGTTGCCGCTGGGCAAACGTCTTGTGCGTGGCCGTCCCGAACGAAGGCAAGCGGTCGCCCGTGACCGCGCAACGCATGAAGGCGCGCGGCATGCGGCCCGGCTTTCCGGACCTCATCTGCATGCAGCGCGGGCTTGTCGCGTTTCTGGAAGTCAAGGCCGCCAAGGGCCGCGTCTCTGACAACCAAGTCGAGATGCATGAAGAAATCGAGCGCCACGGGCTGCCGGTCGCCGTGGTGCGGTCGCAGGACGAAGCCGCCGAATTCCTGCGCGCGCAGGGGTTTGACATATGACGCTGCAACTCCCCGACCTGGCGCCCGACCCATACGGCGACGGCTTGGCGTTCACGCCTGCGATGCATCTCGACGCCGTTCGCCACCAACTCGCGCAGGCGCGCTGCCTGGCAGACGTGACGCCGATCGAAGCGGACCTATGGGACGCGCATCGCACACGCATGCGCAAGGGCGTCGCCCGCCCATGGATCAACGAAGCCCTCGCGCTCTGCGCGCAGCGGCGAGACGAAATTCGCGAGGTCGCGAGGCGGCCCGCGCATCCGAGCCCGGCGGTTCCGGGTATTCCTGAGAGGAGTTGACCCGATGGGTCTCATGAACATGCCGGGCGGCAATACGACCGGCGAAATCCTTGCCCGCATCCAATACGACGCGAAGGGTGGCCGCTGGCACCGCGTTGATCGTCGGCAGGAAGAGTCCGGCGAATGGGTGTCTGATATGTTCGACATGGAGAAGGGCGACGTTTTCGTGGCCGATCTCCCGAACATCGAAGTCGGCTGGATCGCGTTTCCGTCTTCCGGTCCGGACTTCCGGATGGTGCCGAACGGCACGCCGCTTCCGCCGCAGCCGTCGCCCGACCACAAGGCCGGCTTCCGCGTCAGGGTGTTGCTGCCGCGCGAAGAGCAGCCGCGCACCTTTGCTAGCACGGCCAAGAGCGTTGTTTCTGTGATTGACGATCTCCACACCAAGACCGAGGCGCACGCGCCGCAGGTTCCGGTGTTGAAGATCGTTGGCACGCGAATCGTTGAAGTGAAGACGCCAAAGGGCACGACGCGCAACTACGCGCCGCTGCTCGAGATCGTGAAGTTCGTGGACCGCCCCGCCGCGCTTGGCGGCTCGGCGCCCGCGCCGGTCGCGCAGGCGGCGCCGAAGACCGAAAAGGTTCTTGAGGACGAAATCCCGTTCTGACCCAGCCGCCCCCGCGCGCCTCGTTTTCCAGGCCAGACGCGCGGGGGCTTCCACCGCAACACCCGTTAGGGAGCCACGGCTTGAAGACGGAAGCACACGACTCCGAACCCCGTAAAGACGAGCACGAACTCTGCCGGCGCTTTGAAGCGCACCTTGCGCGCCTGGCAGATGCCGGCCGCGCCGAATGGCGCAAGGAAGTCCGGATGCTGCATTGGCGCCACGCGGGCGACGCCTCGCGCCGCATCATCCGCATCGACTACGTGGCCGCGCTCGACGGCGGCCCGCTGATCGGCATTGAGGCGAAGATGCGCCCCCAAAAGCCCCGCGATTGGGGGCGCTACATCCAGCAATCGGCCGACTACGCAACCAGCATCATCGGCGCGAACTCACACATTCCGCAGGAATGGACAGGCAAGCCTCTGCACGCCGTCTTTCTGGCAATCGAGATCGGCACTTTTGCCGACTACATGCGCGAATATCACAAGGAGGCCGCGCGCATCGCGAGCGCCTTCCGCGTCGGGTTTGTGCGGCGTTTCGTCACGACCGGGATGCAACTCACGCTCTCAGACGACGACCGCTGGTGGTGCGAAACCTACGGCTATCGCTCCGACTACCTGCGGCGCAACACCAACATTCGCTGCGGCAACAGCGGTCGCCCGCTTGACGCGGAGGCCGCCGAATGAGCCTGAACTTCGATCACATAGCGCCGCGCCAAGCGCCGCCCTCCGGGCTGGATATCCCGATGCTGTTCACGAAGTTTCGCGACGAGTTCGCGAAGCACAAGCGGCAGGAAGAAAGCACGCTTCGTGCCATGGTGCCCTGGTTGCGCGATACGCGCGCCACATCAAAGGCGGCTTTGCCCTGGGTAAAGCTGGCGACGTTCGGCGACCAGGCGACCGGGCGCGGCAGCCTGCGCCACGATGACAACATGCTCTCTATCTATGGCGTTGAAGGTGACTACGACGGCGAACAAATCACGCTAGAGCGCGCGCGCCAGATCGTCGCGCAAGCCAACATTGCCGCCATCCTCTACACCAGCCCGAGCCATACCCCAGCAACGCCGCGCTGGCGCATCCTATGCCCGACCTCTGGGCCTCTCCCGCCGAGCGAACGCGCCGGCCTGCTCGCCCGCGTTAACGGCCTATTCGTCGGCGCGCTGTCCAACGAAAGTTGGGCGCTCTCCCAATCCTACTACGTCGGCGCGGTCGAGCCGGGCACACATCACGAAGTCATCGCCTTGGACGGGCGCCCCATCGACCAAGCGCACGAACTCGCCGCGACAGCCATCGGCAAGCCCGTCAAGCCAAAGACGCCGACCGCGCCGGCTACGCCCTTCACCATGCCGGCGGGCGACGGCACGCCCTACGGGCTGCGCGCGCTCGAAAGCGAGTGCCAAGCCATCGTCAACGCCCCGGACGGCGGCAAGCACCACGCCCTGAACAAGGCGGCCTATTCCATCGGCGGCCTTGTGACCGCCGGGCAGATCAACGAAGGCCACGCCGCCGCCGCGCTGTCGGCAGCCCTGAACGCCATCCGCCATCGGTGCGGGGACTTCGACCACGCGACCAAGACGCTGCGCGTCGCTTTCGAGGACGGCAAGGCCGCGCCCCGCGCCGTGCCCGAACGCCCGGAAGGCGGACTGTCGTCTCTCAAGATGTTTTCCGGGGCCGCTGCAGCCCCGCCAAGCAGCGCGGGGGGCGCTGAGGCGGGCGAGGGGGATGCGGCGGCCCCAGGGGGCGAGGAACACAAGCAATCTCCGCTTTGGCTGGACGATAGCGACCCGCTCACTGTAGCCATCCCGCGCCGCCCTTGGTGTGTGCCAGGTTACTTAATGCGCGGCTCCGTCTCCCTGCTCTCGGGGCAGGGCGCGGGCGGCAAGTCGTCGCTGGTGGTCGGCATCACCATTAGCTGCGCGACCGGCGAAGCCCTCGGGGCCTTCGCGCCCGTCGAGCCCATGGTGGTGGTCAACTACAACACCGAGGACGACCAGGACGAGCAGCGCCGCCGCTACAGCGCGGCCCTGCAAGCCCAAGGAAAGCGCGGCGAGGATATCCGCAAGCGGGTGATCCGGTGCGGCCCGCATGACGTGGGGACGCTTTTCGAACGCGACCCAACATCCGGCCGCATCACGGTCACGGCAGCCATGGCGGCCTTGGAAGAGATCGTCATCAACTCAGGCGCCGATGTGCTGATCTGCGATCCGGTCGCAGAACTCCACAACGCCGAGGAAAACGACAACACGGCCATGCGCGCCGTGGTCGCGGCGTTCCGGTCGCTGGCCAAGCGGCTGAACATCGCGGTCCTGCTGCTGCACCACGACCGCAAGGGCAACAACGCGCCCGGCGACATGGACCGGGTGCGGGGCGCCTCGGCCATCAGTGGCGCCGTTCGCGTGATGCTGACGCTCACCACCATGAGCGAGCAAGAGGCCGAGAAGTTCAACATCCCGCCCGACCAGCGCCGCCGCCATTTCCGCATCGACGGCGCGAAGTCCAATTACGCCCCGGCCGGCGAGGCCGAATGGTGGCGCCTGACCGGATACGAGATCGCCAACGGCGAGACGGTCGCGGCGGCCCTGCCGTGGTCGCCGCCCTCCGCCTTTGACGGGATCAGCATGGCCACATGCGTGGCGATCCTCGAAAGGCTGCAACGCGGCGTCAACGGGTGCCCCTTTGGGGCGCAGGGTCCGGCACGGGCGGAACTGTTCGCGGCGCTGGAACAAGAGCCGTTCAACCTCTCCAAGGGCCAAGCAACCGCGATGCTCGGCGCTTGGCTGGCTCAGGGCGTGGTGTCCGAACAGCCCGGCTGCGCCAGCCCGAACAGCAACCGAAAGCGGTCCGGCTTCGTGGTTGATCCCGCGAAACTCTCAGAAATGAGACGGGAGGCTTGAGCGAATGGTTTGCGCTCGATCTGCACAAAGAGGCCTTGGATTTGCACTCGATCTGCACGTGCAAATCGGTCCGAACCACAAGGGGATTTGCACGTTTGCACAGACAATCCGATTTGCATCGGATTTGTCTGCGCAGAACGGTGCTGCAAATTCCCGCGGGCTTTGTCCAAGAAAAAAGACGGACGGGAAAGGCGGCGACCATGCCTAAGCCTCGCCGCCCCAAGCACACGCAGACGGCATGGCGTTCCCTGGAGCCGCAGGTCGGCCACGACGCCTGGCAGCGGCAAGCCGACGCGGCGGCGTGGTCCGCTGTCTCGGGCATGCCGCCCAGCCTCTACCTCGGCGCCATCGAGCCCATCCCGATCCCGCCAGACCTCCGCGCCAAGATGCGCGAAGCCGGCGAGGCTCTCGCGGCCGAACCAAGCGCCGCCAGAGCCGATGCGCTGCTCAGGCTGGCTCATGAGGCGGTCTACGGCGCGCCCCCGCCAGCGGCGCCCGCAAGCCCGGCAAACAAGGATCAGGATGAGTGGTGGACCTGACCAGCGCCCGGCGCCGAAACGCCGAATTTGAACCCGCACAGAGAGGAAGAAACATGGTTCTAGACCTTGAGCGCGGCGCAGACGTGTTTGCCGCCCTTCGCGCGCTGGTCGAGGGCGGCGAACCCGATCAGCCCGTTACCGTCCGGTATGGCGGCAAACCGTCCCTCGAAATTCGCTCGCTTCACCGCGCCGCGCTTTTGCGTGTGACCGAAGAACCGGCGTTGCGCTTTGCCGACTGGACGCCGCATCCGCGCGCGCAGATCGGCCCGCGCGTCGCAGCCTTGCTGGAAGCCCGCGCGATCGATCGGCGGCTTCGCAAGGAATACGGATGCTAGCCGCCGCGCTGGAACGCTTTGCCGCCGAAGCCTTCGCCGCGCTGCGCGAGGCGGAATGGGAAGAAGCAGACGGGGGCGAGGCGCCTATCGAACCCGCGCGCCTTGGATGGTGGTCATGAGCGCGGCGGCGGGTTCTCGGCGTGCCACGCTGCCGCGCGTTCTAGCCATTCCGCGACATGCTGCGGAATGGCGCGTTCGCCCGCGACCCAGCGACGAACAAGGCGGTCGTCATAGTCGATGGCAGCGGCCAAGCCCCGCTGCGACCAGCGCAGCAGGGCGAGGCAGGCTAGGAGGCGGGCGGGGGTCATGCGCGGGCCATGGCGCGGAAAACCTTGCGCCCGTATGCCTCTGCCTTGGCGATGGTCTTGAAACGCGGCGGCAAAGCGCCATGCGCCAGCGCCGGATGGCGGAGGGCGTTGCCGCGCATGTCGCGGGCCATCCACCCGCCGAGAATGCTCCATTCAACTTGAAATTCAGCCATCGGGGCAATCCCTCAATCTGGCTGGGCAGGATCGCCCTCGCCATGTCCCTATTTATGAGGGACTCAGCCCCGGCAGTCAACAGGAAAATTCGTGACGCACGCGGATTTTGTTCGCCGCGCTGTATCCAGCCGGAAACAACGCGCGCGCGGTATCCGGATACCACATCAAGCAAGGGGGAATGGTGGCATGGATTGGGCTGAGCGGCTCGTCATGCGGGCAATGAGCGTAATGGTTGCCGTGCTTTGCGCGTGCATTATGGCGCTGATGATCGCCGGCACTATTGCCATTTTAACGGGGCGCGCATGACCGCCGCCCGCAAGCAGCGGGGGCGCCGCCTTGTCGATGGCGTTGAGATGGATTGGCGCAAAGCCAAGCGGTTGACTCGTTGGCGCCGCTGGACTGACGGGCCGCAGGGATTGGCGGGGCTTGCGCTCGGAGCAACGCAACGTCGTGACGGCACTTGGAAGGTCGCCCAATGACCGCCGCCCGCAAGCAGCCCAAGCGCGACCAGCCGCGCGGCGACTACGGGCCGCGCGTGAGGCTTGAGAACGGCACGGCGGTGCTGGGATACCGGGCCGACCCAGAAAAGCCGTCTGCGCCGCTCCTACGGGCTGCGCGGGCCTATGTGGCCTGGGAACACATGCGCCCGCCGCTCCCGCGCCCGGAGCAGATCGCGGCTGAGCAGATCGAGAACGCCGCCAAGACGATCATGGCCGGCGGGGGCGAGCGGTCGCCCGGTCGCACCATGCGCATGGGCGGCAGTGTGCCCGAGGCGCATCTCGACGCGGCGCGGTTGCTGCGCGAGTTGCGCCAGGTCGTGGGGCGCAGGCGCGAAGAGGCGGTATTGCGGCTGGTCGTGGACGGCGACGGGCGGATGGAGGCCGAGGCGCGGGATGGGCTAAGGCTGATGGCCGAGTGGTTGGGCTATTAGTTGCGGCAAAACGCTTGACGCGCCGGAAATTTTCTTGTAGCCCATCATAGCCCCCGGAATTGCGCCGGGGCGCTGACTTGGCTACTTCCTCACTCCCAAACTCAGCCCGGCCTCGCGGTCGGGCTTTCTTTTGCGAGGTTTCGCATGGGCTACGGCAAGGGCGGCAAGAAGGGCGGCAAGGGCGGCCGTAAGTGCTGAATGCCCTGGAAGAAAGGCGATCCTAACCACCCCCGCAAGGGACGCGGGACCATGGGCCCGGGCTGGGGCGGCGACGCCAAGGGCGAGTCAACCAGCCGCTTCCTACCGGGCGAGCACGCCGCGATGATCCGCAGCCTCGCCTTTGATCCGAAGAATCAGGAAGCCAAGGCGCGGGCGCGCGAACTCTACCTCGGCACGCTGGTTGAAGTGATGACGACCTCCGAGGTTGACGCCGCCCGCGTCTCTGCCGCCGACAAGTTCGCCGATCGGATCGACGGCAAGGCGGCGCAGAAGATCGACGTTGACGCTAAGGTGGCGTCGCATGTCATCCGCGCCCCGGCGGCGCCCGAAAGCGTCGCGGAATGGGCGGCAACCTATGCGCCGCGAGGCAATGACGAGTGACGCGGTAACGGTATGGGCTCCGCAGCCTGGACCGCAATCCGCTTTCGTTACATGCCCTGTTTACGAAGTGTTCTTTGGCGGCGCCCGAGGCGGCGGGAAAACCGATGCCGTTCTCGGCGAATGGGCCATCCATTCGGACGAATACGGGCCTGACGCCATCGGCCTCATGGTGCGCCGGTCCCGCGTGGAACTCGGCGAGACTTTCGAGCGCGCCAAGCGCCTCTACACGCCGCTAGGCGCCAAGTTCACCACGGCGCCGATGCGCTGCGTCATGGCCAACAGCGCGCGCCTGACGTTCGCTTACCTTGAACGCGACAGCGACGCCGAGGGCTATCAGGGCCACAACTACACGCGGGTCTATGTCGAAGAGGCGGGCAACTTCCCGTCGCCCGCGCCGATCCTCAAGCTGCACGCGACGCTGCGCTCGGGCGCTGGAGTCCCGTGCAAGATGCGGCTGACTGGCAACCCCGGCGGTCCCGGTCACCAGTGGGTCAAGGCGCGCTATATCGACCCCGCGCCGCTTGGCTGGCGGGTGATCGAAGACGAAACTAGCGGCCTGCAACGTATCTATATCCCGTCGCGCGTCGGCGATAACCGCTATCTCGGCGACGCTTACGTTACGCAGATCAAGGCGTCGGGTTCGCCTGAACTGGTCAAAGCGTGGCTTGAGGGCGATTGGTCCATCATCGCGGGCGCCTATTTCCCCGAGTGGGGGCCGCAGCACGTCGTCCCGCCGCAAGAGTTGCCCGAGCATTGGGCGCGGTATCGCGCCATGGATTGGGGCAGCGCGCGGCCGTTCTGCGTTCTCTGGGTCGCCGTGTCTGACGGCACTTTGCCGCAGTTTCCGCGCGGCGCCCTGGTTGTCTATCGCGAGTGGTATGGGTCAACGGGCGAGCCGAACGTTGGGCTGCGCCTGACGGCGGAAGAGGTCGCGCGCGGCATTGCGGACCGCGAGGCGCGCGACCCGTTGCCAGCGTCGCGGCGCATGTCTGGCGTCGCTGATCCGGCCATCTTCACGGCGGACGGCGGGCCTTCGATCGCCGAACGCATGATTACCAGCGCGCAGGTTGTCTGGAACCGCGCCGACAACGCCCGCGTCGCGCGGCATGGCGCACAGGGCGGCTGGGATCAGGTTCGCGCCCGGCTGAAGGGCGACGACGGCAAGCCTGGCCTGTTCGTGTTCTCGACGTGTGTCCATCTGATCCGGACGCTGCCGGCGCTGCAACACGACCAGCACCGGCCCGAGGATGTGGATACCGAGGGCGAGGATCACGCGGCCGATACGCTGCGGTATGCCTGCATGGCGCGACCGTATGTGCGCGAGGTTAGCAAGCCCGCGCTGCCGCGCTTCGATTATGGCGCCCCGGCGCCTGATGCCGGGGTCAATCTCGGCGTGTCTATCCAAGAGTTGATCCGCCGGGCTGAAAAGCGCCGCCGCGCGATCTGAGGGGTTCCGAACATGGTTCCTGCATTCTCTCCGCTCAGCGGCGGCGTGAGCGTGTCCGCGACCGCTTCCAGCGTGTCGGGCACCATCACGGTCCCGGCGCTCGCCAATGCGCTCTACATCGTCAACACGTCCGCCACGCTGCATGTCGGCGTGGCGTTCGGCGTTGGCAGCGCGCCGACCGCGACGATTGCCGCGCTTGCCATCCCGCCGATGGGGGTTCTGCTGATCGAAATCCCGCAAGGCGGCATCGTGACGCATGTGGCGGCGATCGGCTCGGCGGCTGGTCCGACTGCGGTTGTGTTCACGCCGGCATACGTCCAGCGGTAAATGTCCGAAACAACCGGCACCGCTGGCACGCTCGAAACCCGCGAGGACGCGGGCAAGGGCGAAGCCGCGCTTGTCTCGCTTTGGCTTGATGCGATTTCGCTCGCCGACCGCGAGGAAAAGCATTGGCGCGAGCGCGGTGCGGAAATCATCCGGCTCTACCGGGACGATGGCGACGACGACCGCCAGGTTGACCGCGCGCGGCGTCGCAAGTTCAACATTCTGTATTCCAACGTCGAGACGACGGCGCCGGCCATTTACAATTCGCCGCCGATCCCGGACGTGCGCCGCCGCTTCCGCGACAACGATCCGGTCGGGCGTGTGGCGTCGCAGGTGCTGGAACGCTGCCTGTCCTATTCGATCGACCGCTACGATCTCGACAGCAAGCTAGAGGCGGCGGTCAAGGACACGCTGCTGCCCGGTCGCGGCGTGGCGCGGCTGCGTTATGAGCCGGTCCTCGGCGAGGATGGCGCGCTGCTGTCTGAGAGTGTGTCGTGCGAGCCGGTGGATTGGCGGCGGTTTCGTCGCGGCCCGGCGCGGTTCTGGGACGATGTGCCTTGGGTCGCGTTCGAACACTTCCTGACGCGGGAAGAGTTGCTGCGCCTGTCGCCGCGCCTTGGCGGCAAGGTCAACCTCGACTGCACGGTTGACGAACGCAAGCGGGACGACGGCTCGCCGCCGCCTGAGATGTTCAAGCGCGCCCGTGTTTGGGAGATTTGGGACAAGGAACGGCGCGAGGTTCTGTTCATCGCGACCGGCTACAAAGAAGCCCCGATCTTCAAAGCGGAAGACCCGTTGGGGCTATCGGGCTTCTTCCCGGTGCCGAAGCCGCTCTATGGCATCGAAACGCCGGGCAATCTCGTCCCGGTGGCGCCTTACAATGCCTATCAGGGCCTCGCCGAGGACCTGGAGGAAATCTCGCGCCGCATTGCCGCGCTGGTGAAGGCGCTACGGTGGCGCGGGGCGTATCTCGACCCCGCGATTGGCGACTTCCTCTCGCGGTTTGAAGACGCCGAGGACGGCGCGATCCTGCCGGTTGAAAACCCGACTGCGGCGCAGAACGGCGGGCTGGACAAGGCGTTCTGGTTCCAGCCGATCGAGCAGTTGGTTGCGACGCTTGTGCAACTCTACCAGGCGCGCGAGCAGACCAAGCAGGCGATCTACGAAATCACGGGCATCAGCGACATTGTTCGCGGCGCTTCGATGGCGTCCGAGACGGCCACCGCGCAGCAGATCAAGGCGCAGTGGGGCAGCCTGCGGGTTCAGAAGTTGCAGCGCGACGTGCAGCGGTTCGCGCGCGACCTCTTGCGCATGATGGCTGAGATTATCGCGGAGAAGTTCCAGCCCGCGACGATCTTTTCTATGGCTGCGATCCAACTTCCGACGCAGAACGACGTGGCGATGGCGGCTCAGCAGGGGCGGCCGGCGCCGAATGGCGGCGTGACGCAAGAGGTTGTGATCCAGTTCCTGCGCGACCAGGCGTTGCGCGACTACCGCGTTGATATCGAGACTGACAGCACCATCCGCGCCGATCTGACTGGCCAGCAGCAGAACATTTCGCAGTTTGTCCAGGGCTTCGGCGCCTTCGTGCAGTCCATTGGGCCGGCGGTTCAGGGTGGCTTTATGCCGATGGACAAGGCCAGCGCGCTGCTTAAGTCGTTCGCGCAGGTGTTCAAGTTGGGGCGCGACGCCGAGGAAGCGATTGAGGCGCTTGGCGAGCAGCAAGCGCCGCCGCAGGCTGATCCGGCCGCCGCCGCGCAGGCTCAGGCGCAGGCCGAAGCGCAGGCCGAACAGGCCAAGTTGCAGGCGCAGATGCAGGCCAAGGAAATGGAACTTGCGGCCCAGCGCGAGATTGAGGCGCTGAAGGTGCAGAACGCGCAGGAAATCGAGCGTATCAAGCAGGAAGCCGAGACTGAGCGCGAAATGATGCGACTTCAGACGGAAAGCGTGCGGTCTGCGCGCGCGATGGAACTGGAAGACCAGCGCGACCGCATGCGGATTGACGGCGAGGCGAAGGCGCGCAGCGCGCCGGCTGTCGGGCTGACGTTGGGCGAGGGCGCAGAGGCGATGTTTGCCGAGGCGCAGACGGTCGCGGCGCAGTCGCAGGAGCGCGGCGCGGCGGCGATGGAGACAGCGGCGCAGGCGATGGCGGAAGCCGTGGCGGCCATGCGCGACATGGCGACTTCCGCGCAGCGGCCCAGGCGCATTGTGCGCGGCGCTGACGGACGCGCCGAACGGGTGGAGTTCGATTAATGCCGAGCGGAATTTACCTCCCCGCGCTGCGGAACCAGGCAATCGGGTCGATTGACTATGACACGGACACCTTCCGCGTGCTGCTGACGACCGCGTCCTACACGGAAGACCTGGATCTTCACGACTTCCGGAACGACGTGACGAACGAAGTGACCGGCACTGGCTACACGGCCGGCGGCAACACGGTCACGGTGACGGTCAACGCGGTGGACACGGCGAACAACCGGCTGGACATCACGCTGGGCGGCACGACCTGGCCGAGTTCCACGATCACGGCGCGCAAGGCGGTTTACTACAAGTCGCGCGGCGGCGCGTCCTCGGCGGATGAGTTGATCGCGGTGGTGGACTTCGGGTCGGACGTGTCCACGACGGCGGGGACGTTCACGCTCACGGCCTCGACGTTGAGGTTTGCGCTGTGACGATCACGACCGGCGACCAACTGCTCGATGCGCTGGGGAACAACTCCACGCGCATTCTTGCGGACAAGGCGAGCATCACGGCGGTCGCGGGCGCTTACTACTCGCTGTGGCGCGCGACCGGCCAGCCTTCGCAGGGCGGCATTCCCGGCGCGGCGGCGCGCTGCACGAACAACACGGTCGGCGCGTTCAACTTCGCGCAGCAGACTGCGCCCGCTACGTCCTATCTCGCGTGGGCGGCCGTCGTGTGTTCCAACACGGCGCCGGGCCTCGAAATTCACGACAGGTTGATGCATATGGGCGGCCTCAACGGGACGCTCACGACCGCGCAGACGGTCGATCTGGACCTGAACGCGAACCTGGGCTCCGACAACATCGACGCGCGCAAGGGAGACGCGAATTTCAGCGACGTGAATTGGTGGCTGGAATGGTATACCGCGACTGGCGGCACGGCGGTCACGGCGACGGTGAACGTCACCTATAACGATGGCTCGTCTGGCAACCTGAGCGCGATCTCGCTCGCTGCCACGCGGCCGGCGTCGTTCATGCTGCCGCTGAACGTCTTCAACCCGACCTCCGGGCTGTTCATCCGCGACGTGAACACGGTTCAGTTGAGCGCGACCACGGGCACGGCGGGCAACTTCGGCGTGACGGCGACGCGCCATCGGTCCTCTTTCCCGATGATCCTCGCGAACAAGGCGGAAGCCTTCGATTGGGCGACGCTGGGGCTGCCGGAAATCTACAACTCGTCTTCGCTGTTTTTGGTGATGAACGCTTCCACGACCTCCACGGGCACGGTGCGCCTTCAGGGCAAGATCGCGCACGGCTAGGCCATGACGGCGCTTCGCAAGCCGCTCCAATCCTACCAGCGGTTCCGAGGCGGCAACCCGCTTATCTTCGGCTTCGAGGGCGAGGAAGCCGGCGGCGCGGTCTATAACTGGCACTTCTGGGAAAGCGCCCCGCCCGCTGGCGACGCCACCGCGAACGGCGTCACTCGGACGGTCACGGCGACCCTTGTCGCAGGCGCCGGCCAGGCGGCCAGCACGGCGGCGGGCGTCACGCGAACCGTCACTGTCACGTTTATCGCTGGGGCGGCATCAGCGGGTGTTAGCGCGACCGCAAACGGCGCCACGCTAACGGCCTCCGCGTCGCTTGTTGCTGGCGCTGCTAGTGCGGCGTCGCAGGCGGCGGGTGTTACTCGCACAATAACCGCCACGCTTCTGGCAGGCGCGGCCTCGGCGGCATCTCAGGCGGCCGGCGTCACGCAAACGGTAACGGCGTCGCTGATTGCGGGCAACGCAACTGGCGGCGCTGGCGCAGTAGATGCCACGGCCAACGGCGCGACGGTCGCCGCGCTGGTTGCGCTGATCGCGGGCGCGGCGTCGGGCAATGTTGTCGTGGACTTCGGCGGCGGCGGAGACGACGCCCCCGAGCGTTACCGCCGCGAGGCTGAAAAGCAGGCTGCGGCCGAGCGCGACTACGAAGCCGAGCGCGCCGCGCGCATGGCCGAACTGCGCGCCACGCTGGAAGCCGCTGCCGGACTGCGCGACGAAGTGGCGCCGGAAGCGCCGGAAGAGGTTCTAGAGGAAATCGCGGAGGCGGTCGCGCCGCAGGCCGCGCGCGATGTTGTCGCGGAACTCCGCGCATCCGCAATCGACGCCGCCGCGCTCGCGCGGCTTGAGGATATCGCAACGCGCCTTGCCGCGATCCAGGCCCGCCAGGCCGAGGACGACGACGAGGCGGTTCTACTCTTGGTGATCTGATGCCGCGTTATGTTTGGGACGCCGAGACGCAATCTCTTGTGGAGGTTGTGACCGGCCCCCGCGCGCCTTCGCTGGCGCCGATGATCGTTCGCGACCATCCGCCGATGAAGACGCCGATAGGCTTTATCGACGGCAAGGCGCATCGGCGCGAGGTCATGGCGCGGGCGAATGTGCGGGAGGTTGATCCTTCCGAGAAGCCGGCGCGCCCCGTCGCCCCGTCCTGGGTCGGCGATTGGCGCGAGGGTCGCGGGCTTAGCCGCAGCAAACCGGAGTAGTCGCAACACATGAGCGAGACTGTCACCGCAGCGCCGGAAGGCGCCAGCGAACAGCAGGACGCGCCCGTTTCTGCCTCCGTAGAGACGCCCGCCGCGCCTGCGGAGCCGCAGACGATACGAGACACCGCGCTTGCCGCCTATGAGGCGATTGAGAAGCGCGAGCGCGAGGAAGGCAAAGAACGCGGCCCGGATGGCCGCTATGCTTCCTCGCAACCGAATGACGCTGAGCCGGAAGCGGCAGCGCAGCCCGAGAGGCTGGCACCGCCGGAAGGCTTCAGCGACAAGGCGCAGGTTGATTGGAACCGGCTGCCGCGTAGCGTTCAGGAAGGCATCCTGTCGCGCGTGACTGCCGCCCCACCTGCGCCGCCGCCCGACCCGTTCGTTGAAACGGCTAGGAGCCTTCGCGGAGCCTTCGAGCAACACGGCCTCATTCCCGAGCGGGCGCTGCCCGACATCGTGAATGCCTGGCAACAGTTGGTCGCGAACCCGCAAGCCGTCCTGCCCGAACTCGCGAAGCGGTTTGGCGTCGAATGGGGCGGCCCGCCGCAGCAGGCGCAGCCCAATGAGGCGCAGAATGTCTGGGTTGACCCGGAAATTCAGCGCCTTCGCACCGAGATTGCCGAACTGAAGCAGTTTCAGCAGGAGCGAATCTCTCGCGAACAGGCTGCGCAGGCAGCCGAGGTTCAGCGGGTCTATCAAAGCACGCGGGCGGAACTGGACGCCTTCGCAAAGGACAAGCCCGACTTCGAGGCGGTGCGGCAGGACATGGCCGCGCTCATTCAGTCGGGCGCCGCGAAGGACTTGCAGGATGCCTATGAAAAAGCCGTCTGGGCTAATCCGCAGACGCGCGCGGCTCGCTTGGAGGCCGAGCGCAAGGCGGAAGAAGCCAAGCGCCAGGCCGAAGCCGAGAAGGCGCGGCGGGCGGCGGCGATCAACGTGCGATCTGATAGCCGCGTGAACCCGGCACCAGCGGCGACCATGCGCGAGACGATGGAGCGGGCTGCTGAGCGCCTCTACTCGGCGTAACGCAACGCTAGCGGCATAGGAGAAAACAATGCCGTCGCCGAATTCGACCTTTACGGAGATCGTGACCACCACGCTCCGTTCCCATCCGTCCGAAGTGGCGGACAACGTTTCGCAGCACAACGCGCTTTATCGTTGGATGAAGTCCAAGGGCAAGATCAAGACCGTCTCGGGCGGTTACGAGATCATCCGCCCCGTGGACTACGCCAACAACCAGACGTATCAGCGTTACAGCGGCTACGACACGCTGAACGTGCAGGCGTCGGACGTGCTGACTGCGGCCCGCTATCCGTGGGTGCAGGCTGCCGTGCACGTCACCGCGTCTGGCGCCGAACTGCGCATGAACGCCGGCAAGGAGCAGATCGTTGATCTGGCCGAAGCCCGGCTGAAGAACGCGCTGTCTACCGCGTCCAACTTCATGTCGCTGGACCTCTACAGCAACGGCGCGCTCGCCAACCAGATGGGCGGCCTTGCGTCGATCATCCAGACGAACGGCGCGGGCACCGTTGGCGGCATTGACGCCGGCACCTTCGGTTTCTGGGCGAACAAGTTCCGCGAGATCAGCGGTTCCAACACCTGGACCAAGGCGACGATCAAGGGCGAGATGAACGCCCTGTATCTGTCGCTGGTGCGCGGCGCCGACAAGCCGGACGTGATCGTCTCCACGCATGACTTCTACGCGGCTTACTGGGAGTCCCTCCAGGACCTCCAGCGGTTCGCGTCGGCGGATAGCGCGGCGGCGGGCTTCCAGTCGCTGATGTATGCCGGGAACATCCCGGTCATCTTCGACAGCAACACCAACTTCGCCACCACGGGCGAGCGCATGTACTTCCTCAACACGAAGTACCTTGAACTCGTCGTTCACCGCGAAGCGAACTGGTCCACGCTCGATGAGAAGATGAGCATCAATCAGGACGCGGTGGTTATTCCGATCATCTGGCAGGGGCAGCTTGTGTGCTCCAACCGTGCCCTTCAGGGCATTCTGATCGACGCCTCGTAAGGAGGGCTGAGCAATGGGGTATCTGATTGGGGCTAACCCCTCCGAAACCTACACCCTGACTGAGATGCAGCAGCAGGGTAAGGGGTTCTCGGTCGGGGATCGCTTTACGGCCAACGACGGCAAGGAATTTGTCTTCGTGCAGGCCGGCGCTGGCGGCGTCACCGGGCCGGGCTTCGTCGTCATCATTGACGAGGCTTACACCGCGCTGATGGTGTCCACGTCGAACGACGCGCGCGGCGATCTGGCGGGCGTTGCGCCCGCTGCCATCGCGGCTTCGTCCTTCGGGTGGGTGCAGGTCAAGGGGCCGGCGGATGTGCAGGTGGCGGCGTCGTGCGCCGCCAACGTTCGCCTGAACACCACGGCGACCGCCGGCCAGATTGACGACGACGGCACGGCGGGCGCGATCCAGGTGCAGGGCATTTACCTGACCACGGCGCGCGGCGGTTCCGCCGGCACCGCGCCGGGCGTCCTGAACTATCCGTTCTTCGACGCGACCATCTAACCGGAGGGGGCGGGGCTTCGGCCTCGCCCCTTTCACTTTGTGAGGGAAACCAATGCTTCTCGACACACCGACGCCGGGGTCTAACCGCCGGCTGACCGTTGTCCCTTTGCAGTTCTGGACGGACTACGAGCCTGATCCGGACGCGCCCGGCCAGATGCGCGCCGTCGATTGGGTCAAGTGGGGCAAGCGCGGCGATATGTCCATGATGGTGGTGGACAAGATCAGCCGTGTGCGCAAGCCCATGAAGTCCATCAACGATGATGGGCAGGAAGAGCCGAACCCGGTTTGGGTCGCCATCGAGGGCGCTTACGAAGCCTGGAAGAAGGGGCAGGAAGCCCCAGCGGACGGAACGCCGCTTGAGGCGTGGTCCGCGCTCTCCAAGGCGCAGGCGAAGGCGTTCAAGGATGCTGGCTTTGCGGCGGTGGAACACATCGCGCTGATTGAAGACGCGCAGATTGGCAAGGTGCGGCTGCCCGACGTGCGGCGCATCCGCGACCTGGCCCGTGCCTATGTGGCGCACCGCGAGAATGCCGCGCCTGTCGAGGCGGCGCTTGCCGCGCAGGCGGGCGAGATTGACGAACTGAAGGCGCAGCTTGCCGAGGCGACGGCCGCGCTTCGCCGGCTTGCGGACGAGCCGGAAAAGCGCGGTCCCGGTCGCCCGCGCAAGGTTCCTGAGGAAGTCTGAGCATGGCAACGCTGCTCTCTATGTGCCGCGACGCGGCCGATATCATCGGCATTCCGCGCCCGGTCGGCATCATGGCGGGTAGCGATCAGACGGCGCGCACGCTGCTTTCGTGCGCGCAGCGCGAGGGGCAGGCGCTTTCGCGGCGGTGGACGTGGCAGGCGCTTACGAAGGAACAGACTTTTACGAGCGTCGCCACGCCTGACCAGCCTAACGCGCTGCCGCTGGACTTCGGTGGGCGCATGCTCGCGGATACGTTCTTCAACCGCACTATGAAGCGGGGCGTTCGCGGCCCGCTGAACTCGCGCGAATGGCAGGTGCAGCAGGCGCTCACGGCGGCGGTGCTGTTTGATGCCTACCGCATCGTTGGCGATGTGCTCTATCTGATCCCGACGCCGCCGGCCGGGTCTACCTACGCTTTCGAGTATGTCTCGAAGAACTGGTGCGAAAGCGCGGGCGGGGCGGGTCAGTCCGCATGGGCGGCCGATACGGATGTTCCGCTGCTCGACGCCGAGGCGATGACGCTCGGCATCGTGTGGCGCTACCTGCAATCGCGCGGCCTGGATTACGCCGAGGCGATGCGGAACTATGAGGTAGAGGTTACTAACCTGATGGCGCGGGATGGTTCGCGTCGGACGGTTGACCTTTCGGGCATGAACGGCCTCGGCGCGGGCGCTCGCCTGCCGCTGGTGCCTGAAGGTTCTTGGTCTGTCTGATGCTTCGCCAAGCCGTCCGCGCCAATCCTTCGCGCCAGCCGCGCGGGCGCTTTGTCACCATGCCGGCGCCGGTCGCCGGGCTGAACTTCCGCGACAGTATCGCGCAGTTGAAGCCCAACGAGGCGCTGATCCTCGATAACTTCTTCCCCGAGGCGTCCTATGTGCGCCTTCGGCGGGGCTTTGCCGAGCATGCGACGGGCTTCCCGGCGGCGGTTGAGACGCTGATGGAGTATGCCAGCCCGACCTCGCGCAAGTTGTGGGCGGCGGCTGGAACGGCGATCTATGACGCGACCAGCGCGGGCGCGATCGGCGCGGCGGCGTTGTCAAGCCTGACGAACGCCCGCTGGCAGCACACGATGTTCACGACCAGCGGCGGCGACTATCTCGTCGCGGTCAACGCCGCTGATGGCGTGCGGACCTATGACGGGTCCACATGGGCGACGCAGAGCATTACGGGCGCGACGGCAGCGGACTTCATTGACGTAACCGTGTGGGGCAATCGCCTTTGGTTCGTGGAGGACGATAGCGCCAAGGCTTGGTATCTGCCGAGCGGCGCCATTGCGGGTGCGGCGACGGCGCTGGACCTCGGGCCGGTCTACTCGCTCGGCGGGCGGCTGGCGATCATCACGCCGCTTTCGTTCAACTCGGGTTCGGACGTAGAGCAGGGCATCGCCTTCGTCTCGACTGAGGGCGAGGTTGCGCTCTACAGCGGGACCGACCCGTCTGGGGCTAGCACCTTCGCGCTTGTCGGGCGGTTTCGCATTTCGCCCCCGGTCGCGGGCGCCCGGTCCTATACGCGCTTTAACGGCGATTGCTTGGTTCTGACGGAAAGCGGGCTTGTGTCGCTTCTGGTCGCGATGCGGCTGGACGCTTCGCAGCAAACGAACGCGAGCGTTAGCGACAAGATCGACCAGCAACTTGCGCGCCAGGTCGGCTTGCAGCGCGCGGCGTTTGGCTGGCAGGTGTTTCTGTATCCGCGCGGCTCGGCGCTCTATGTGAACGCGCCGCAGGGTTCCAGCGTCTTTGACCAGTGGGTGATGAACAGCATCACGGTTGCGTGGTGCCGCTATCAGGGGATGAACGCCCGGTGTTGGGGGTTGCTCGACGGCGCCCCTTACTTCGGCGGCGCAACGGTGGTTTATCGCGCGGACTTCGGCGCGGATGACGACGGCGCCGCGACGATCGGCGAGGTTAAAACGGCGTTTTCGACGCTGGGAACCAACGGGCTTAAGCGGCTTACCATGCTGCGCCCGTTCCTCGCGGCGAGCGCGGCCTTTACGCCGGTTCTCGGCGTGGATGTGGACTTCTCCGACAACATCCCGTCCGACACCGCGCCGACGCCTGATATCTCGGTCGGGCTGTGGGATACGTCGCTGTGGGATAATGCCCCGTGGGGCGGCGAGTCCTACATCTCGCGCGAGTGGTCAACGATCGGCGGCATCGGGACTTGGATGGCGCCGCGCATGCGGACAAGCACCATTGGGGTTGAAGTCGTGCTGAACGCCTTTGACGCGGTGTTTGAGCCGATGAGCGCGAACGCGCTCTAGGGCGATGCAACTGGTGTTCGGCCACGACGCGGCGGTTGCCGATTGGGTCGCCGCGCGCATTCCGCATGTCGGCTACGGCGAGGCGTTCGGGCCGCTGGCGGCGCTTGGGATCGCCCGCGACGGCGAGTTGATCGCGGGCGCGGTGTATCACAACTATCTGGCCGGCTATCGGGTCGGCGAATTATCGTTTGCGGCGTCAACGCCGCGATGGGCGACGCGGGGCAACATTCGCGCCGTGCTGCATGTGCCGTTTGAGCAGTATCAGTGGCGGCGCCTGACGGCGGTTGTCGCGCACGACAACGTGCCGGTGCAGAAGCTGCTTGCGGGCGTTGGGTTCAAGCGGGAAGGGGCGGTGCGTGAGATGTTCGCGAGCCGCCCGAAGGTCCACGGCGTCATTTTCGGCATGTTGAGCCGGGAGTATGACGCGATGATCAAGAGGTTTCGATAATGGGCAAGGGTTCCCCGTCGCCGCCTCCGGCGCCCGATCCGATGGCTACCGCGCAGGCGCAAGCCGCGATGAACGCCGACACGGCGCGCGTGCAGGCCAATCTTAACCGCGTGAACCAATACACGCCGACCGGCAGCGTCGTTTATAACCAGATCGGGCCGGATCGTTGGGAATCGCGCACGACGCTTTCGCCCAATCAGCAAAACCTGCTGAGCATGACCGAGCAGGCGCAGGCAACCTACGGCCGCGCCGCCAATCGGCAGTTGAGCCAGGTTGAGCAGATGCTTTCGCGCCCGGCGGACTTCTCGACGCTGCCGGGGATCAGCGACGCGGCAACCAATCGGCGCGCGGCGGCGGATGCGCTCTTCGCGCGGGTTCAGCCGGTGGTGGATCGTCAGCGCGAGGCGCTCGATACG